TGCGCCAGATTGCGAGTTATACGCTTTGCTAGGAAAATTTCCTGGCGTGAATTGGCGGCCAGTTGGCGTCAAAGATGGAAATGCCATCACTCAATGATTGTAAAGTTTGATTCAGTCAGAACGTCTTTAGCCACAAGGCTAACTCCAGAGGCGTCAGTCGGCACCTCCACAGCACTGATCGACACTAGGCCATCCTCTTCAATCGTCAGCTGCTCAACCTGGAAAACGCTGTAATCGGTACTTGGTGACAGCAAAGTAAACAAGGAACCATAAAGACTTGAATCTATAATCTCATTGTTTATTACGTTCAAGTTTGTCTCAATAACCTCTTGAGTTGATGGCTTGTAAACCAATGCTGTGTAACTACCATCTGCAACATCAGAAATAGTTTGCAAAGTCCCGGCATCTGTTATCGCACCATTAGCGGCAGAATTATATGTAGCGGCTTCTGTAATAACTCGAATATAGGAACCAGGCTGTACACCTAAAGCATCAGGCACTGTTTTGAAGCTGATTGTTTTGCTGACTCGCCGCCGTGTACTCAATAAGAACTGGGCTGTCCGCAGGGCTTGTGATCGATTCGTACAAAACTCACTTAAGTCAAAAGCTTGTTCAGTTGATGCTGTCGTTATGTCTGCAAAGTGAACTAAAGCCGTTGCCTGATAAGGCAGATCATTTTCTTTTGTGACCCGGTAAGTGACAAGCGCACTTATGTCAGAGCGTTGCGCAATGTCAATGTATTGAAGCTGAAACGTATCTTCAATAATGTTTCCAGCCGTAAAAACTTGATCAACCTCAATTGGGTTTAAACTGATTTTAAAATTTGAATCAAATGGAAGCGCGGGCATCATTCCAAAACGCCCGTTTTTGATCGTAAACGCGCAAAGTTGCAACGAAGCATTATCATACAAAAAACTGCGAAAGCTTTCGCTGTCTTCTAAAACACCATCAAAGAAGATCTGATTTGCATCTAAAAAATGTGCTGTAGTTCTCAAAGAATCTTCATCAATTAACTCGTCTGGAACAACTCTGCCGACACCTTGAGATCTGTTTTTTAACAAGTAGAAGACAAGATCTGCCAGCAAGTTGCTTGGCCCCTCTGTGCCTCCAATCAAACGCGTAACGGGGATGCCAGATGCTGACCACAGACGCATCTGACTAACTTCAGCAATTTGACCGCTGGATTTGACTGAAAATCCAACTGTAGACATGCCGCCGTATTTCACTAAACCAGCGTTCTCTACAAATTCGTTGACGTACACAATTTTATGCTCAGGACCAGAATCATTTGATTTTGTAAGTTCAAGATAATAGCTTAAGTCTGAACATTGAGTAAATTGTTCAAACTCTCGTTCTCCGGTGCGAACTTGGTCGTCAGGAAGAAGCTCGATTTCTGACACTTCCATGTCGAAGGTTATTTGGGTATATTCGTTTGATGAAATGTCATTATCTCTAACCCATTTCCTAAAAGGGTTATTTCTGTCAATGTTTTGTATGATCGAGAAAGGATCGCCTACTTGAAATTCTCCCGTTGATCGTACAACTTTAAATGTTAAATTTTTGTAAATGTGGCGTGGATCTTGCTGGTCGTCAGCTGTTTGATTGGCTTGGTCATATCTAAAATTAGAATCAGTTGGCCGATTTAGTTGAACTGTAGCAGAAACAGTTACAGTAATTGTTTTGCCGCTTCCAAGGTTAACCGTAACGGGGTCAGAAACAGCCCGGTCAAGAGTTTGTCGATCTCTAGCGTCTCCTAGCAATTCATGCAAGAAAGCTGCTTGTCTTAAAAACACACTACCGTTTGAAGTTTCTCTTATAAATACAACAGCGGATGGTTTTTTGGTGTCATCAATAAGCCCGGCTTTTGCTGGATCACTTGCCATTTCTGGGCTGACCTGTATGTCCTGAACACTAACGATGCGACCTTGAGTTCTTAGCTCAAAAACACCGTACGCGGTATTTCTTTCTTTGAACACCTCACTTTTCTTTCTGAGGCTATCTGTTGTGTACGGAGTACCAAAAGAAGCATCTAAAACTAATACTTCATTTCCAGCTTTAGAGTTTAAAGCGACATCAGTGCCAGACCTAGGTACAAATTTATACTCATAAAAACCATCATCAGGAGGCGTAATTCTTATGTAATTGTTTTGACTTATTGGAGCACTGCCTTGCACGCACAAAAGCAAGGGTATTTGAACATAGTCCTCTTCGCTCTTGTTGTATTTTTTAACTGGTCGCACATAGATTGAAAAACAAGATGATCGTTTGAAGTATTTGTCCATACGCGACGTTGAAACCTGCACGTCATCTTTGTCCAGCTCAAAAAGACGATCAGGTGTAGGAATTGAATTAAAGTTACAAAGACTTGATGATTTATTAAACACTTGACTTTGAATTCCAATTTCAATAGCCCTAGCATCTCTGCGAACAGGACGAATGCTTGCAATGTTTATCTTGCAAAGATTAAAATACGCTTCGTTGCAATGCTTTGTTTCATCAAAACTACTACCTTCATACCCGCTCAAGCTTTGTCTTACAGCATCTGTTCCAGCTATTCCAATACGTCTATTTCCAAAAATTTCAACACATTCCAAGTCTATTTTCATGCGCCCTTTTCCGCCCTGAGTAACTGCTGTTACTACCCAAATGCTTGCGTTTATCATCCAACGCGATCCAACAACTAAAAGATCAGCAGTTTTTTCTGTCCAACCTTTAGCAGAATTTATTAAATCATTTAAATCTAATTCGCTTCCAACAAAACCAAAGTCGCTATCTTCTACAAGCTCGTTAAATTTTTTTGTAATGCGATCATCGACAAGCGTGCCATCAGCATTCTTTTCGCCGCTTTCAAATTCATCAATTTCAAAAACAGTTGTGTCGCCTATGTTAGCCGTATATTCTGCTTTGCGTGATGTTTCGGTGCCGTTGTATGTAGTCAGACCCATGCAACGTGAGTAAGAACGGCCAACGCCTGGCTGACCTACTTCGGAACCTGCTTCATGCAACACATCTGCGTCTGTGCCAGCAATTTTTCTGCGTTTGCTTTGTATTTCTTCGCGGGCAGATCGATTTCTAGACCCAAGAGTTGATACAAAAGGGGCACTGATTACTTCCCAATTAAATCGATAAGCGGTCCCGTTGTGAATAGCATTACTTGTACCAAACGTAGTGTCGCCGCTTGGCGTGTAAGCCATTGAAGAATTTCTACCATCAAATGTATCTGTCGGAGTTCTAAAAATTGGTCTCCCTACTGTGCCAGTAGCGCCAGGTCCTTGCGTCCCGTGCAAAAGGTTTGATTCTTTTGGACGATTGTCGGCCTTATTCGATGAAAAATAAAAAGCATATTCTTTTTCATGTAACGAATTCAAAGCCGACGTTCCAAGCAAAATGCCGCCAAGGTCAGGATTATCTAAGCCAAACTCACCAGCGATATAGATACCTTCATAAGCCTGAAAAACACCGTACGAGTAAAGCCTTGACCACACTAACGCAGGAGCAATAATTAAACCGCCAGTAGGCTCATTATCTTGACCAATCCCACGATTGCCAAACGGTATGGGTATTGGTTGATTTAACTCTGCCAAACTTGCAACGTTATCGAAATTAGTCGTTTGATTGAAACGAGTTGGGCCAATCTGATCAGCAAGTTTTTTACCTTTTATTTTTGGTTGGTCTAATAATGGAATTTTAGGGGCTAGCAAAACGCTTGCCGCTGTCAAGGCAACGCCAATTGCTAGCTGTATTAAAATATTTGTCGGTTCATTTACGACATCGGGAATCTGGTCATACTCTGCTGGTCGCACACGCTGTCGCAGCATTGCATGTCGAATCAGTTCGCGATATTCCTCCTCACTACATCCAACCGCTTGTATCAGAGCTTTTTCATACGGTAAGAGCGGCGGATTGAAAGGCTTGCCACCGGTTTCCAATCCACTGCGGAAAGTGAATTGTTGATGTAGAGGACGCCCTTCTGCCATAAGACTCCGAAGGCCATTGGCCTCACGCTAAGCAATACCATGTCGCCATCATAACTGGGGCTAACAAGCCGGTCACAATAAAAATCAAGTTGCTGAAGCACTTGTCGTGGGCTCATGTTGTACCAGTCAGCCTGTACGCCTGGATTGTCTACTCCTAATAGATCCAATGCATCAAAGACAAGATGAATGCAATCGTCGCTTCCGTATTTGTATTTACGTCCTATTAACTGACTACACATTTACCTGAGCTGTGAAAGGAATGTTTCCAACTTGATCACGGCTAAGCCGACGCCCTGGAACATTTGCTTGTACAGCATCAAGGACAGAATTCAACTTAATTTGAATTGTTGTTTCATCCCAACCACCAGCAGCACATGCGCCGAAATACTCATAAAGAGTTTGTTCAACCGCAAAGCTCGAAGGGTTCCATAGAACCGTCGAAACTTTTGCCACATAGTTATTATCCAGAGCTTCTATCACAAAACTTCTTGTGATCTCTGTATTTCCAAATTGCAGAGTTGCGTCTAAATTGTCACCTTGCAATGTAGCAATCGCGCCACCAAAACCAAAAGGCAAAAATTCATAACTGCCAACATTTTCGCCTAATGCATAGTTTTGAAAGCTGTACTGATTCAGGCCACCAGAAGGGCCAACATTAAGCAAATGACCAAAAATAAATTCCATCAGATCCGAACCCTACGGCGTACAGCAGGTGAATTTTGCATCGAACCAAGTGCCCTACGTTCACCTTCACGGGCACCTTGCTGAGCAGCCTGTTGCATTCCAGCCTGGAACTGATCAGCAGTCACGTAATTGACGCTATTGATCCGCTCCACGGTGTAGCGAACATCGATTGGTGCGGCAACTGCCACACCGCCTCCTTCTCCTGACGTTCCAGAGCCCCCTACTTCTGGGATAACAGCAGGTCCGCGAGCACCACGCGAGTAACGCGCCATGCTTTCTCGCATCTTGCTTTCGGGAATAACAAACTCTGGTTCGCCGCCTTCGCCAATAAGTGCGCGAGTAGGGCTAGAAACATAAGCACCACTTGCAGCTGATAACGTTGGTGGAACAGAGAAATTTCCTAACTGCGGCGGAGCAAATGTGCTTGGTGGTGCAAATCCTGGTCCACTTCCCAAGCTGCCAGCCGGGTTAAGAGTGCCTGCAAAAGCTGATCCAGATTTAGAAGCCGCTTCTGCTCCTGCTCCTGCTCCTGCAGCACTGCTAAAGAAATTAAGCGCAATGCCTAAAATTTTCATCCTGATCTGAGCTGCAATCATCTGTGCAGCCATATCAAGGAAGTGATCCGCTGTGCGCTGGAACAGGTTTGCCAACGCTTGCTGAGCACTCATGCTGCCGTCAACAATGCCTCTGAACGACTCACTAAATGCATTACCCAAAGTCGTTGCCAGGCTTATTGCTTGAAACATGGGGTCATTGAGCTTTTCAATCTGCTCTCGAGTTTCCTTGAGGAACGTATTAATTAGATTTTTTTCTTCAGCCAACGCCTCCATGCGCGTCCTTATGTCATTCAGCTGCGGCTGAGACAGCTTGTCATCCTCTCTTAGCTTTCTAAGCGCTTCTTCAATGCGAAGACGCTCTCGCTCCTCTTCAGTCGTGGCTCGGGCAAGAGCTAATTGATGATCAAGACTCTCAATCGTGGTCTCAAATTTTTCTTGCCTCTTGCGCTGCAGTTCGCCCAACTCACGCTCCACATTTCTCTGAGCAGCAAGCTTTTCAGTGGCTGCTCCGATGTTAATCGCATCCTTTTCACGCTGTTCTGTAACCCCAGCAAGATCTTTTAGACGCTTGCCTTCAATCTCAGCCATTTTTTGCTCACCTTGCAGTCGAATGACAAGTTGCTGGTCCTCAGCAGCATTTGCAGCAGCAATCTTGTCTTTAAATCGAGAAACATCAATTATTGCTTGACGTTCAGCCGCAAGCTGACCCAACCGTTTTTGCAGACGTGTTTCTTCTCGTTCTTCCTTTGTAGGTCCAGATGTTTTAAGTGGTTTAAAACCTAACGTGTCATCTAAAGTTGTTCGACCAGTTACATTAATCGCCTGCCGCAAACCCGGTATTGCCTCATTTGCAAGGACTCTTTCTTTTACAGCTGTTGTAAGTTTGCCAATTACTGGAGCAGTAGATTTCCCTTTACTTATATTACGCTGCCTTTCTTGGCTAGTTAGCTTACGAGTGCCGCGTTCCTGCTCAACAATCGCATCAAATTGAGCCCTAGCCTCTCCAGTCAAAGAGTCACGAAGGCTTGCAAACCGTACTTCTGTCGATACGCCGCCCAAAACTTTGTTGATTACTTCAAGCAACTTTGCCAAAGGCCCAGCTACAAACCCTCCAACAGCTACAAACAGATGATTGATCGTTTTAAGAAACTCTTTGACCTCACCGCCAAGAACCTGAAAGCTCTCAACAGCGTTTTTACCAACTTGACTGGCAAGATCTTTTGTCAAAAGCGTTGCAAGCTCTTGCATTTTGCCTTGCTGCTCTAACTCAAAAGCATGCTCTTTAACCGCATCACTGCTAAACAAGTTCTTCTCACGGAACATCTCTAGCGTTCCAGAAGCTGATGTCAGCGACTTGCCGATATTCGAGACGCCAGCGATAAATTGATCAATCTGTTGACCAATAGCGCTGAATGCAATCTGCGCTCCAAAAGACCCCGTTAAGCCACCTAAACCGCCGCCAATAACTGATCCCGCACCACCACCAAACAACAGCGGGAAGCCGGCGCCAAGACCGACTTGCTCAAGACGCTGCCTTCTGACCCTGCGAGCAGCAGGTGATCCTGCAATGTTTGTAGCACCTCCAATAGGACTACTTCTAAAACGACCAAGCTCAAGTGCTCTGTTAAATGCTGGAGACCCTGGTGTGCCCTCTGTTCCACCAATAGGTGATACAAAAGGTCCAGCAAAAGCTCGTGATGGACCGAATGTTCGACCTCCAAGCCCAGGAATTGGAGCGCCAGCTAGTCGTTTTTGGCGTGCCTTATCAGCCGCTTCAAGCTTTCTATTAAATTTTTCAAGCTCTCTTTCATTAGCCCTAAATAATTTATCTACATTATCTAACTGAATTTTTTGCCTTTTCTGTATCAGCCTTAATTCTGCAAAATGAGCATTTTTATCTGCTCGAATTTCGGCCATCTCTAGCTGTCTGATGGCTTGCATTTGTGCTGGGGAACCAGCAATGTCTATCCTGCCAGCGATAGGACTTACTCTTTGCCTGCCAGACGCAGCAATTTGAGCTGGAGAGCCCATCATTGTCCGCGTTCCACGGATTGGGCTCGATAAAAATCCTTTACTCTGTTCTTTGAGAATTTGCAGCTTTGACCGCTCTAACTCAATAGTTTTTTGCAACAGACGGAATTCCTTCTGAGCACCCGCAAAACGACCCCTAGCTTGTTCAGTTGTTGCTTTTCCAAGCTGTTTTCTTAGTTTTGCAACGTTGAGGCCCTTGGCCTCTATTTCGTTGATTCTATTAGCCAGCTTTGCTCGTCTGTCTTGAGCTTTAGCTTGAGCATTGATGTCATCCGCAAGTTGACGACCTTTAGGCCGCGTTGCATCAAAACCTTTCGCGCCAGACTGGCTAAGCAGTCGCAGCCGTGCTCGCGCTTCAGCAGTTATTCGCCTGTTTAGTCTTAAGTCTTTTTCGTTAAGAGCGATACTTCTGGTAAGCGCACGAGTTCTTCTTTCAGAAAATTTATCTTGTATGCTTTGAATGTTTTTTGTTTTGGCAGTTAACCGAACAATTCCTTGTTCAGCAGCTTTTAATTCTTCAGAACTAGGCAATAGCCCAGCAATTCCAGGCTTTCTGCGAGAACCACCGCCTTTGGGTTTTCCAATTTTGGCTATTGCCCTATCTATATTGCCAAGTTCGTTCTCAATTTCTTTGCTGTTAATCTTAATATTGACTTCGTACTCAGCGGCCACGACTAACCCGAAGACATTGCCTTCAGGTTAGCGCACCTTCCGAAACTGAGCCTGCTGACG